CCTGTGCGGCGGCCTGGTTGCGTGTGGCGAGATAGAAAGCGTCCAGGTAGTTGTTGCCGCGCTTCACCGCGGCGTAGAACTCGTTGGAGTAGGGCTTGTTCAGCAGGTCGGCCACGCTCTGGATGCTGGGGTCTGTCTTGCGGATCTCCGCAAGCTGCGCCGCCACATCCTGCTGGAACTGCTGGGCCTGCTGCTGATTGGCAGCGTTCTGGCGGTTGATCTCCGCCTCCTGCGCTGCGTTCCGTGTCTGTGTCTGCACGGCCTCGCTTACCATCTGGTTCAGCGTCTCCATGGTGAGCTTCCCACTCTTGAGCTCGGCTTGGATGCGGGCGTCTTCCTGCGCCTGCTTCCACGCCCGGAACTCGTCCATGTTTGTGATCGGCTGCTTGGTAAACGGATTCGTCAGCCCTGCCTGCTGGAAGAAAGCCTGCTGCTGGGCGGCGAACTGCTGGGCCTGCTGCTGGAGTGCCTGCTGTACGGCGGCGTTCACAGCCGCCTGGGTCTCCTGCTGGCGGCGGCGGGCAGCATTGGCGCGGCGCTCTTCTGCGGTCTGCAAGCCTCCCGGTGCTCCCGCTCCATCGGCGTCGTCCTCGGCGCCGTCGTCCTCCTCGTCCTCTTCGCCCTCGTCGGTCTCTTCTTCCTCGTTCTCTTCCTGGTCGGTCTCCGATTCCGTTGCCGCTTTCGCGGGCTCCGGCTCTCTTTCGCCCTGCGTGCCCTGCGGGTATGTGGGATCGGTCTGCTCTTCGCCCTGGTCCTCCGGGTCAGCGGCGTCCGGATTGTTTGCGCTTGCGGGATCAAGGCCAAAGGCGCTAAAGATTCTTTCCTCGGTGAGTTCCATGCTGTCCTCCTCGTTGGTTCGGGATTTTTCCGCGTTCCCCCTGCGTAATTGGTGGGGCGTATTCTCTGGCCCGCCCCTGGCCTCTCGTCCTCGCAAGCTCCGCTCGTCTCGCTTCCGCCAGGCGTGTCGAAAACTCGCTCTCTCCGCTGCTCGTCCTCTCAAATCCAAAGCATCACGCTTTGGATTTGGTAAGGAGAAGTAACGCAGACGGTCGATGTGGCCGGGCCATGCACGGCCACATGACCTTGCTGCGTTACTTGGACGCCTTCCCGGTGCGGAGATCCTTGCCGGTCTGGACCGTGCCCTTCTTGCCGGTGTTCTTCACCTGGTGCGGGGCCTCGACCTTCTGGGTGCCGGCGTTCTTGATCTTGCCGATGTACTCACTGGCCACTGTGGTCTCCTCCTTTCATCGGTACTTGGGATTTTTCCGCGTTCCCCTGCGTGCTGCCATGTTTGCGCTTTCGGCTTGCGTATGGTCACAGGATTACTCCCGGTGTTCCCGTTGTGGTGGGCGGCACGGCGTTGGGGAGAATGTCCCCGGTGCTGCCGGGCGGTGTGTTCGTCGGGAGACCGCCCATGCCTCCCGCTCCGGCTGTCCGCATAGCGGCCATAGCCTGCTGGGCCTGCTGCTCCCGCTCCTGCTTTTCCTCCAGGAACTTCTTGGTGGTTCCCGCTCCGGGATAGTGCAGCTCCTCCATCTTTCCCCAGAAGAGGATCAGCGTGTCGGTCTGCCTCGGATCACCAAAGGCTCCGCTCTGGAGGTTCAGCCGCGTCTCCTGCCACATGGCGGCGCGGTTGTTCTCCAGTGCCTCGTTGCTGTCCACGGAGAAGAGGAACTGGTCGTTCCAGTACCACTCTCCGTCCGCGTCCTGCTCCAGAAAGTCGTAGCGGTTGAACTCCTCATACACGGTGTCGCCCTTGTGGTCCTTGTAGCTGATCGGGCGGGGCTCGTCGGAGTAGGCCAGTTGGAACTTGAACATCATCTCAAACAGTTCCGCGTAGGCTGCTGCTTTCATCACGCGCTTGCTCTCCAGTCGTCCGGCGCTCTGCGCTGCCTGGAACTCCTTGGCCACGCCGGAGGTCGCCGTCCTGTCCTCGCGCCCCTGGAAGCTGTTGGTGATGCCGAGGATCTGGCGCGCCTCCTCGTAGGTCATGGTGAGGTAGGCCAGCTCGCTCTCGATGTTGCCGCTAAAGTTCAGCGGCCGGATGAACTGCACGTCCTGGATGTTGCTGAGGTGCCAAAGCTCCTGATCGTTGCTGTCCACGGTCAGGTTGGCCTGTGGCGGCATCGTGATCCGTGTGCCGGCCTTCATCAGCCGGTCGATGATCTTCTGCTCCAGCCGGTTCACGGTGTTCTGCTGGTCGGCGATGGCCTCCGCGTCGCTGTTGCCCAGCAGCTTGCCGTATACACTCACGTTGCGCTGCAGGACGATGGGCATGGTGCTGGGCTTGTAGAACGGTACCAGCGTCGGCCGCAGCACGGAGACGCCCGTCTCCTCGTCGATCTGATAGGACGCGCCGGGGATCTCCCTGCCCGCCGCCGTCTTGATCGGCAGCATAATCTCCTCGTACTCGGCCTCGGCGTCGGTGAACTCCGTGTTCCCGCAGTAGGGGCATGGGCCGCCGTCGTACTTGACCGGCTCGGCGGGCTGTCCCGCGCTGATCTCCATGCCTCCCAGCAATTCGCCGCCGGTCGGCTGCCCGGCCATGATGTTCTCCATCTCCTGTGCGGCCAGCTGCATCGCCATGAGCGTCGCGGCTGTCTCCTCGTCCAGCTCCCGCTCCAGTACCTCCTGCGGAATCAGGCCACCGGCAAAGCCGCGGGCTGGATCGGGGAGAAGGTCGCCGAAGGGTTGAACGTTGTTCGAGATGATCTGTCCCGGCAACGGCCGGGTGCGGCGGCAGGCGGTGCACACCTCCTGGTGTCGCGCCTGGTAGTCCTCGATGTCCTCCAGCATGGTGTTGTTCACCCACACGAAACGGTCCACGCCGCCGCTCTCGTTCTTCTCATAGCCGATGTACTTGGTCACCAGCTCCTCCTGCGAGGCGACGCCCTCGCTGCCGCGCAGCTGCGGTTCGCTCTCACCCTGGTTTCTCAGGTCGACGCCGTACTCCCGCTTCACACTGCCGACGGTCGCCGGCGCCCTGACGATGAACCAGTCCATGTCATTGATCCCGGTGAACACGCCCGGCTGCGGCGCGAACTGCTTGGGGTGCAGCAGCGTCACCGTCAGCTCGCCCACGGTGTCGTGGGTGCGCTTCGAGTTGTCCCACTCCACCAGCCAGCCGGCGCCGCCCTGGATCGGCACGGTCCTCTCGGCCATGTCGTTCATCGTCTCAAAGGGCAGGCGGTTCAGCTCATTTCGCAGCCAGTGCTCGATCACGGCGGCCAGGTGCTCGTCCTGCTTCCGGCGGGGCGTTACCTTCGGGGTTGGGATCGAGCTGGAGATCATGCTCTCGATGTTCTCAAACACGATGTTGCGCACATGGCTGGTCTCCTTGCAGCTGCCGTCCTTCTTCGTGTCGCCCTGCACCAGCGGCGTCAGCTCGCGCTTGCCGGTGTACAGCCGCTCCCGCTCGTCCATCTTCGACTCCTCCGCGGAGTAGTCCGCCTTGCTTTTGGCCAGCCGCTCCTGCCATAGCTTCAGCTTGCTGAGCGTTTCGCTCTCCGGCAGTAGGGTCTTTCTCTCGTCCATGCTTATCTCCTTTCGTTACTGGGGCTTGCCCCACTCGTTCAGCATGATCTCGCGCAGCTCCGGCCCGGCGTTGCGGTAGTCCTCCCACATGTCCGCCGTCCACTTGGCGGTCTTGACCTTCTGCTCCACTCTCAGCTCCATGCTCTGCTGCGGGCGGATGTAGTAGGCGATGGCCAGTGCCAGCACCAGGTCGTCGTGTGCTCCAGGCTCTGCCTCCGGGCGCAGCTTGTCGTTGCGCACGAAGGACAGCATCTCCAGGATCGTCTGCTCGTCGTGCAGCAGCGCGGCGTGGTCCCGCAGGATCCGGATCAGCTCCGAGATGATCACCGGCCTCGTCAGCTTGTTCGTCTGGAAGCCGAAGCTGTGCCGCAGCTGCCCGGTGTACTCGTCCTCGACCTCGCGCACGAAGAGCTTGTTGTAGCCCATCAGGTTCAGCAGCTTCGTCGGGTAGGTCGAGAAGTTCGTCTCGGGCCCGATCAGCGCCTCGTTGTAGAACTGGCCCAGACAGTACAGCTGCCGCGCGTAGGTGTCCTCGTCGTATTGGTGGCGCAGCGTGGCGACCTGCTCGCCAGTGATGTTGTCCAGCACCTGGGCCGTGAACCAGTCGCTGCCCTCGCCGGCGGTGTCCCCGCCGATCACATAAGGCCTGCCCGCTACGGGCTCTTTGTAGATGCGGATCGGCCCATCCTCGTCCTCGGCAAACGCCCAGCTCTTGATGTGGATGCCGTCGCCCCTGTCCTCGTAGGCGAAGAAGCCCCGGCGGCAGCTCTGTCCGCTCAGCTGCTGCAGCCGCTCGCTCAGCTGCTGCGCGTTGAACACGGTCTTGCCGGTCACGCCCCACTGGCCCAGGCAGTAGACCGTGTAGTAATACGGGTCCGTGTCCTTGAAGCCCTCCAGGACGCGGATGGCCTCCTCCCGCAGGAAGCGGTTGTCCTTGTAGGTGCTCTCGTGTACGGTCGCCCGCGGATCCCGCTTGTCGAAGAATCGGCGCTTCAGCCAGTGCGTGATGGAGATCGGGTTGAACGTCAGGATCAGCTGCAGGTGGTACTTGAATTCCGTGCGCAGTCGGATGTCCAGCTGGTTGAAGTCCGCCTCGTCCAGCTCGCTCGCCTCTTCGATCCAGATGCCGGTGATGTCGTAGATGGATTTCAGCTTTTCCACGTCGTCCAAGCCGGAGAAGATGATCTCGCTGCCGTTCGTCAGCCGGATGTACATGTCTCCGCTCTTCCCGCGGGGGATGAAGTCCACGCTGTCAGCGTAGTGCTCATAGGCCTGGTTGCGCAGCTGCTCAAAGCAGCTCTCCCGCAGCGTGCGCCCCACCTTGCGCACCACCAGCCAGCGGTGCCCTGGCTCGCTCGTGCAGCGCTCCAGGATATGCCTGCCGGCGTAGATGCTCTTGCCGCTGCCGCCGCCTCCCTTGAATACCAGGTAGCGGTGCTTGTCGAAGATCATGCGGGCAAACTTCTCGTTGTTGCTCTCCCGCCAGTCCTTCCACCAGCGCAGCGTGTCGATCTCTTTCTCAGTCAGCGCTCGCTGGATCATCCCGCTGTGCCTCCTCGATCAGCGCGGCCAGCAGCTCCTCCCGCTCCTCCGGGGGAAGGGCAGCAGCTCCGAGAATCTTCTGAGCCCGGCCTCCCAGCTCCACTTCCTTCTTGTCCGCGTAGCCGTAGTTGTTTTGGAGGTCGAAGATAATACCCTTCACGTCCTTGCGGGTGAGGAGGGCCTGCTCCAGATACGCACGCATGCGCCCCCGTGCGCGCGTTGTCGTGTCGGAAAATTGTGGGTTCTTCTCCGCGTCGCAGTACTCGGCCCAGGTGCTTCGGTGGATTCCCAGCGCGTCGCACAGGCCGCCGACGGTGGGCGGAACAATGAACTCGTTGACCGTCATGGGCTCGTTTAGGTTGTTGATGATCTCTTTTTCCTCAAAAATGACGTGGCCCTTGTCGTCTTTCTCTCCTGTCGGGACGCGCTCCGTCAGGACACGGACGCGGGAGATGCTGTTGAAATAGCGGTCAACCGCTTCTCGCAGCCCCTTGGCTGTGTATTTCTTTTTCCGTCCGGCCATGTGCTCCCGCTCCTTTCCTGTTGTTCTGGTATGAGCGTAGCAAAAGGGGAGGCCGAATCGTCAGCCCCCCCTACGTGGTTTCTGTGTAAATTTTTTGTGTATATGTGTAATGCCTTTATGTGCCGTAGCCTTTGCTGGTATAGATCGCCCGGTAGACCGGGCACTCTGCATAGCAGTCTTGGCAGAAAGCCGCCAGCTGCTCGGCTCTCTGCCTCTCTTCTCCGCTGTAGTTCAGCTTCACCGTCACGGCTCCGCCGATCCCCTCACAGCGTATATAATGCCCTTTAGGACTGCTGCCCCGGTAAAACGGGCAGGCGGCCCGGCTGGATTCATACCCCGATTCCCGTGCCATCAGATCGCCCCCCCCAGATCAGCAGCTTTGTTCTTGCGCTTGTTCTCCGGGATGATGTAACGGATATACTGCGGCTGGTAGGAAGTCCCGCTCCAGTTCTTGTACTCCTGTCGGAACAGGAGCTTGCCGCCCTTTGGCACGCGCAGCTCGGCGTCGGTAAGCACAACACGGTCTTTCGGTCTGGGGCGAATGAGGTTGCGCGAGCTGCGGAACTTCTTGGCATCCGGGATCCTCCGCACCTGCTTGAGGAAGTACTCGCAGATCGGGGTATAGTCTGCCTGCTTGCTGATCTTCTTCCAATCCACCTTCCCCAGCTTCTCCCACTTCTTCACGAAGAGCTCCTGGGTGCCGGCCTCGACGAACAGGTGATGATGCACGCGCTTCTGTTCTCCCGTCTCTCCGTCCATGTCGGAGGTAATGAGGATATACCGAAGCTCGCTTCCGTCCTTCTTCATCTCTCTGGCTACCCGGCGGAGGCATAGCTCGGCTTCATGCCAGGCCGCCTCCATGATGAAGTCCTGCTGCTCCTCTTCGGGCAGGGTGTCAAACTCCGGGTGCTTCTGTCGGGCCCAGGCGGTGATCTTCTGGAGTCCTTCCTCGGAGTAATCCAGCCCGAGGAGCAGATCATCCTTGTGAAAGTTTGCGTTGGCCAGCCGGGACATCGCCTTTAAGGCAGAGTACTCATTCTGTTCCTGCTTGCGGATTTCAGATTTTTCTTTTCTTCTTGATTTGCCGGAGGGCCTTTCCCCCTGCACCCAGAACTTGGTCTTCTCTCCAATGATGCCAGCCTCGTATGTACGCACTACCCAGTACCCTTGTTTCATGGGGGAAGTCCTCCTATCAAGAAGATTTGGTTGAAAACTTAGGCTCTTACCGAGCCCTCATACGCGCGTGCGCGCGTATGATTTATATAGGTATTCTCTTTGAGTCTCTAAACTGCATCTTTGTTAGAAAGATGCACGTTACAAATTCAAAGAGGGGAAGGGGGAGGGCGACCGTCGTGGCCGCCCGTCTGTCTCACGATTCATCACGGAAGGGCTCGCGCCAGCGGGCCCGACGATCCTTTGGCGGTGGCCCGCTCGGCGCTGCCCTGTGCCGCCTGCACCGTGACGCAAGTTCATACTGCGTCACGGTGCATTCTTTGTGGCATAGACTGCACGCGCCCCTGTGCGCCGCGGCTGCGCGGCTTACATAGTAGTTTGCTCTCAGCTTCTCCGCGCAGTTCGGGCACATGGTCATGTACATCTGTCAATCACCCCCCTGTGGCGGCTCCTCCTTATTTGCAGCAATTCGCTGCACTTCCTTGGCATGCACAATGATCACGCTGTGGCTTGCGCAGTCACGCAGCTCAGCTTGGATATAGATCTCGCCACGGTACGCACGGTATATGATTCCGCTCACGCAGCTGTACCTCGTCCCCATGCGCATCACCGGTTCGCCTGACAGCAGCGCAGCCTTCAACTCAGCATTGTTCACGGCGCCGGCCGCTCCTTTCCCTTGTTCGGATTCCATCCGCATCGATCGCAGCGGCTGGGCTCCTTTTTCCACAGTCCGCAGACCACGCCCTCCTTGTTGAACCGGCATCCCGCGCTCTTCAGCAGTCTGCGCATCTGCCACTCCTCGGCGTCGAGCAGGTGTGTCTCTTTTGATGATTGCTTTTTCACTCGATTACCTCCCCGGTGCTCTCGTCGATGTGGATCTGCGTCAGATCGTCTTCGACTTCTTCCTCCGCTGTCTGGTAATGCAGCGTAGTCTCCAGGTCGTCGGTGAGATCCCGCAGCTTGTCCAGCAGTTTCTCCTCGTTCACGTCCTCCGGCAGGATGATCGCCTCCAGGAAGGTGCCCGCCTTGGCCGCGAAGTAGACCTGCCCGGTTGGGCTCTCCCGCTCGTACATTTCGATCTTGGCCAGCTTATCGTTCAGCGGGCGCAGGTAAATCGGATTGTAGAACATCAGGCCGCGCCTGGTGCGCACCGGATAGAGCACCGTGTCTTCGTAGCCGATGCTCAACTCCTCCGGGCGCAGCTGGATCTCGCCGCAATCTGGCACGTCCCTGTAATCCAGATAGCCCGGCAGGACCAGATCCTGTATATCGAACTTGTTGCGCTGCTTCTCCGGCACAGAAAAGATGGTCTGGATGGTGTCGCCGTTCAGCCGGGGGACGCCATGCAAGGGATAGAAAGCCTTGCCGTCTCCGGCCCACTGCACGTCCGACGTGGCGCTGCTGTATAGGAAGATCCTCTTGTGGGCGTTGCAGACTGCCGCCAGGTTTTTCAGTATCATGCGCTCATGGCCTCCGGCTCTGCTGCCACGTCGCCGTGCTGGCCGTCCCGGATCTCCCGGACCAGCGCCTCATGCTCGGCGTAGAGTTCCTCCAGCTCGCGTTGCTTGCCCGCGTACTGCGCGGACAACTGGTCGTATTCGTCGATCAGCTCCTTGAGCCGCCGCTCGAGTGTGTCCTTCTGATTGTTCACTTCCCGGTGCTTTTCGCCGAGAGACCTGCGTGCCTCTTCGCCGGCAGCAAACATCTGGCTCAGATCCCTGTATGCTCTCCGGCTCTCTTGTAGATCCTTGTACTGCTCTTCCATCAGCCCGGCCAGGTAGGACGCCACATGTGATGCCTCGAGTGCGCGTTCCTGATAGTATTCGATCTGCCCCTGCATCTCGCGCTTCTGCCGTTTCAGCTCGAATTCCAGTTCTCTGATTCTTCCTCTGCCCAGGGGATCGGTGATATCAAACATGGTTATTCTCCTTTCTGCTTGTAGGATCTTTTTGCCAGCTCTCGCTTTGCCTGGCTGATCAGCCACAGCTTGAGGCAGCGCGTACAGTCCCGCTCGGTGACAAGGCCGCCGAGCCGACGGCACTTGTCATATGAGCTATACCGGCACAGGCCCGCGCGGGCCATGATCACGGCGGCGATTTCGACCGCCCTTTTCTCAACAGTCTGGTCGGTTTTCACGGTTACGCCTCCTCTGCCGGAATGATGGATACTTGCTCCTGCAGGAACTTGACAGCTGCATCTGTTTCGGCGTCCGACGACCAAAAATCATAGGCTCGCTCGTTTGCGTCAACGATCGCTTCGGTTCGGTCTATCAGATCGCCGTGCGGCGGGACAGGGATGGCGGTGCCTTTTCCGTTCCCTTGGTCGGTGTTAAAACCGTCTTTGTAGATTCTGACTTCTCCATTCGAGAAAATAACCGCCCACGTTGGCACATTTTGCTCTTTCGGCAGCTCAATGCCCTGAATGTAAAGCCCCACGGCTCATCCCTCCTTTTTCGCCGGGATTCTGTCGAGGGTCTGCTGCAAGATGAAGCGCGCGCCGGTGCAGAGCTTGTCCGCGGTCTCCGGATCGTGCTCCCGGATCTCCTGGACGATCTCCATCATCCTGTTGATGTCTTCCTGCACGTTGTGGAAATAGACGCCGAACCTGGCCGCATCCGCGGTTGAGGCCTTCAGCTGTTTTTGCGCTGCCTCCAGCTCCTGGCGCGCGTCGGCGGCGGCCTTCTCGGCCGCGGCGATCTTATCGGCGGCGCCGCTCTCGGCCTTGCTGGCGGCGTCCTTCAGCTTGTCCCGCTCCCGCTCGGCCTTGTCGAGCTTTTTCTGGATCGCAGCCAGTTTCTCGGCGGCCTCGGCTTCCGCCTTTGCTTTCGCAAGGCGCGCGGCCTCCTCGATCGCCGCCTCGTCGCGCTCTTTGACCGTGGCGATCGGCCTCGACTCCAGTTCCTTCACCTGCTCGCGCAGCCTGGCGGCAAGCTGCTCGGCCTCCTCGGCCCGCGTCTTGTAGGGGCCGACGCCCTCTGCGGCCCGTCTGGCCTCCTGCTCGGCGGCCTGCTGCGCTTCTTTGGCTTTGTCCAGCTTCTCCTCCAGCTCGGCGATGGCGAGCCCCTGGCCCTCCTCGGCCTCATGCAGCGCGCGCTCGGCGTCCGCTGCGCGCTGCTCGGCAGCCTTGCGCGCTTTGATAGCCTCCGCCAGTTCACGGCTGGAAAGATGCTCAGCGTCGAGCTCTGCAGCCACCTGTTCGCGCTCTTCAGGTGGAAAAACCAATAGCTGCAAAGCATTGGTAACGCTCAAATTCGTCAGCGCCGACGAATTTAATTCAGCCCCAAAAAGGCTCTCTTGCCGCTCTCCGCACTCCTCATATAGCCGCATCATTTTGTTTGCATTCGACTGGCTCAGCGTGGTTTCTCTCGCTACCCAGTCGATCCATTCACCGTGGGCGACTTTCTCTTTAGCCAGCACCAGCCTGTGACCGATCTCGACGGCGTAGACAAACCCTATCTTTCTTGCCTGCGATGTCAGCAGCCGGATCTCAGTGCCCAACTGTTCCGGCGTCATCTGCTCCAGCTCGCTGCCGTCGCCGATCTTTTCCATTTCGTTCATGCGGTTTTAACCTCCTCTGTCTGTTTTTTCTCCGGCATCACCGGCGCGCCGTCCTTGTCCCGCTCGCTGCCGCGGTTCACCCAGTCGAGCCACGCATCCAGAAACCAGGCGAACTTCTTGCGCGGCGATACCGCTTTCCGGTATCCCTCGTTCCGGTAGCCGTGGATCTGCTGGATCTCGATCCGGCCCTTGCTCTCCCGCAGCTCGATCGTCAGGAAGGACCGGCCCGGCGTCTTTTGCTTGCGCAGGAAGAGGATCGTGGTCTGGCCCTCGATGTGCCGGGCGGCATAGCCACCGACGCAGTGGTGCAGCGTCTTTCCTTCCTGCACGATCTCGGCACTGCAGGTCGGGATCAGGATGCAATAGCCGCCCATCGAGAAGGCGTATTTCTTTTCCAGCTTGCGGCGGCGGAACTTGTATTTCTTCATCTCCGCCGCGGTGCTGTTCACGCGGATGGTGTTGGCCGCGGCGTCGTGCCGCTCCCGCAGATCCTTCGGCATGGCCACGGTCTCCTCGCGGAGATCATAGCCGAGCTTCCCGGCCATGCCGAGATAGTCGTTCCACATCTCCAGTATCTGCGCCGGCGTCGCCGTAGCATATCGCCCGCAGCACGGGACGAGCCGCCGTACATAGTGCGCCGCCTTCGGCATATCCACCCCGGCCGCCTTGGCGCAGCTGTGCAGCGTCGGC